GCGCCACCGGGGCCCCACCACGTTCTACGGAACACTCCCATGTTGCTAAGTCGCAACATGTAACTTGAAAGGTCGTCTGTATGCCCACAAATGTTAGTTCAAAGGTGGTGAAGACCGGTGACTACTATAGTTCCGGTTCTCCATCGCCGATCAATGAAGTTATTCAAACCTTCAATGATCAACTCATTTGGGGAGCAGAAGGGCACTACGGTTGGCCAGACCCTAACGGTAAAGATGTCGGTGGAGCATTCCTCGTAACTTACGAGCGAATGGATCGCGCCGGTCCTGCCGTTGATATTAAGGGTTCTGGACCTTACTCAGGTGATCGCTTTAAAGGCGTCATGCTGGGTCACGTAGAGTATCCCTGGGGTGATCATATGGGTTATGACCCAAATCTCATCGCCTGGGGTGCTACTGCTTACTCACGACTGAAGCCTGCAAAACCTGCTATGTCGGGTCTTAATGCTATTTATGAGCTTAAAGACCTTCCTGGCATGCTGCAGCAACGTTTCCTAAAGAACGACCTTAGCTCAATTGGATCATACCATTTGGCTTTGGAGTTCGGTTGGAAGCCGCTACTCAGGGACGTTAGAGCGTTCGTTGAAACTCAACGTAATTCTCAAAACATCCTTGGTCAGTTGATGAGAGACGAAGGCAGACCCGTTCGGAGGCGTGTGACGCTTCTGAACGAATACTATGAGATGATAGAGAATCAGACCTATTACACTAGTGCAATGGGTCCTCCTCTCCCTACTTATCTTTATGATCAGTGGGGAAATCATCCTGTAGTACGAAAGAGGTATTGGAAGGATACAATATGGGCCTCTGGCCAATTCGTATTCTTCTTGCCTCCTGGTCCTCGAGATGTCGCATGGTCTGCGGCTATGAAAAGGAAAATCTTCGGATTGACCTTTCCTAGCCCTAAACAGATTTATGACGCCATCCCGTGGTCATGGCTTATCGATTGGTTTGGTAATCTTGGGGATGTCATTGACAACCTTGAGGATACCATGGCCGATCGGCAATATGCCAACTACTGCTATATAATGCGACAAAGGGAACGCGCATGTGTTCAAACGAGCACAGGGCATTTCTTTTCGTATCCTAGTGGTAGTCCGATAACCGTGACTGCTACTTCCACGCGTACGCAAGGTAATAAAATGCGTGTGCAAGGAAGTCCTTTCGGGTTTGGGGTTGGATTACAAAGTTTAAATCCATCCCAAATAGCTATTCTAGGGGCTCTAGGGCTTTCTAGACATGGCTAAACCCGTGGCGGTTAGGTAAACCGTCGAGTGAAGCGTAAGAATAGGAGCTTCTAGTGCTTAGTGATCCTCAGTCTGTTACCATCAATTCAGTCGCAACGTCGTTGCCGAAGACCCAACCTGGGGCTACGAGCAACGTGTTTACGAGTGCTGATGGGCTCACGACGATGACGACCAAGCAGAATATTTCTGCTAATCGTTTTCGGCGTGAAGCGCGTCTTTCGCAAGCGAAAGTCGCTGCTGATCCGATTTCCGCAGTAACTAAGCGGGAAGGATTCTCTTGCTATTTCGTCATTGACGAACCTCGCAATGGAGTCTTCACGGATGCTGAGATCAAGTACCTTTCCACAGCCCTCGTTACTTGGCTTAGCGCTTCTAGCTATGCCAATCACGATAAGCTGCTGGGTGGGGAGTTCTAATCGGGGTTCATCCCTAATTAGATTCCTTATCGGGACAAACTTGTTATTGTTTGTCCTGTGGGTACTTTCCCTAGTGGAGTAAGCCTAGACGGCCCTGTGTCCCATCAATTAATAGGGATGCAGATAATTTATCTGATCCCTACTAGAAAGAGGGTTACAGTGAAAAGGCCGACCATGCTCGTCGAGGCGGTCCTGCAAGATGCAGAGGCCGACCTAGACTTGTCCGTAGAACGCGACATCGCAGTGATGCGACGTCGTTGTGAACACGAGGGGAAATCGTTCTTAACGATCACCCTGCCACAACTCTCTGATGCCCTCGAAAGAGGGCTTGAGTGTGGTACGTTCACATGTCCGAGTAGTTTCTCGAGACATGGAAGTCTCCCCCGTTTTATGGGAGGTTTCTTCAAACGTGTGTTCAATAAGGATGGTAGGCTACTACCAGATCCGTGTGTCCGTGCTATACGTAGCATAAGACAAGTAGCGAGGCTTTTCAAAAAGCCAAAGCTACCCTGTACGCCAAAGCGAGAAGCTTTGGCGGAAAGGCACTTTCTGGAAGTAGAAGGCGAACTCCGCGTGTTGACCTCTCAACTTGAGAGAAAGGATATTTTCCTTGACAAGGTTTCTGGAATCATTTGGGCTCAGGTATTTCCTGAGCTTGATGTCCTTGATCTTGTTTGTCATCACGGGCCTGGCGTCACTGCGGATCGTTTACTTGCTAACGCAAGATATCGCATCCGTGAGTGGTACCAGCGATCGGAGCTTACTTTCTCTTCCGACCTCCACTGCTATCCCAACTACGGGATCGCCAGTGAAGTCGGGTACTCAGGAGAAAGTATCGTCGGGGCAGAAGGAGTCAAATACACCGAACTCAGAGATGAATCTCCTGTTCGGGTAGTATTTGTTCCTAAAACCCAGACGGCGCCACGAGTCATTGCCATAGAGCCTCACAATGTACAATATATGCAGCAATCCCTAAAGGATTATGTATATAAAGTTTTGGAGACTCATGACCTGACTAGACGTTCTATCCGTTTTGCACGGCAGGACGTTAATCAGAGACTCGCTTACAGTAGCAGCATAGACAAACGACTAGCTACGCTAGACCTGAAAGATGCATCTGATCGTGTGGCTTTGCCACTCGTTCAGCGCATTTTCAAGACCTCAGGGATCCTCGAGTACTTGGAGGACTCTCGGTCGTTGCATGCTACTTTACCTTCGGGACGGAACATCGTCCTGAATAAGTTCGCCTCTATGGGGAGTGCTATGTGCTTCCCAGTGGAGGCTATGGTATTTTATACCCTTATTCAGAGTGCGATGCACCAACTCGATGGTAGGCGTCCGAGTTCTCGATCTGTTCGCGCGTATAGCAAACAGATTGACATCTATGGGGACGATATTATTGTCCCCGTCGATTACACGGACGTAGTCGTGAATTACTTAGAGTCCTATGGACTTAAAGTTAACGTCAACAAGTCTTTCCGAAATTCACACTTCAGAGAGTCTTGTGGTGCGGACTACTTTAATGGCGAAGACGTTAAACCTGTCTACGCTAGAGAGTGGCCGCATGACGATTCACGACAATGGGATGCATCCTCTATCCTGTCTTGGAATGCTACTGCTGACCAGTTTTATTTGACTGGTCAGTGGAAAACAGCCCAAGTGATAAGAGACATGCTTCGTCGAGTGGTGAAGCGTAACATTCCTCGGTCAAGATTCTTGACCGGGGGCCTAGCTCACTTCAGTTATCTATTCACGACGGACCTCCGATATGATCGGAACCTTCATGGATGGAAACAGAAGCGCTTGGTATATCAACCCTGTAAAAACAAGGATGACATAAATGAAGACGCTATCGCCTGCCTCAACAAATGGGGACTTTCTGTCGCCAAACAACGTTGTGACAGTCCTCGGTATTTCCCTTCCGAAAGGAGGGAAACCGAACGAGCTGTTGAACGTGGAATGGTGCTGGAAGACCCGGGCACTTACCCCAGTGAGTGTTCAGATTGCCTACCAAGTGTACCGTACACTTGCAAAACTTCGTCACATTCATGTGATGACGTTAGCGGAGTGGACGTTCCACGCGGAACGGCAAGCCTGGCAACAACTGGGTTTGACCGACTAGAGAATGTCCAACTTCGAGAGTTAATTAATACTCTCTCGGAGATGGCCAAGGATCCGTTGAAATTCCTTGATGGAAGATCTTCGAGCCTTGATTTCTCTACCAGTACGAAGCGCGGGAGCTTCAAGTCGAAATCCCGATGGGTTAGCCTCGCTGGCTAACAGGTGCTAGGGAAGATTTGTACCCGAACACCGGCGGAGATGGAATGTATTACATTTCCTTTATCCTTTCTCTTTAGGTAACTTTAGAGATGGGGGGAGATGTACTGCTTCGCAGTGCATCTCCGCC